ACTCTTAGCAATTGAACCAGTACCATCAGCTTCTACAAATCTAAGGTCACGAATGGTATTCTCGCATCGTGGGTCTATTCTGAAATCAATGTCGTGTGGCTTTCCTTCTGAATGGTAAAGAACATAATTCAGGTCGTTGCGGCTGTTAATATGCTTGGGGTTCGGAGATGTTTGTATCTGTCTTGCTGATATGCCTAATTCGCGCCTTATCTGCTCGAAGTTGCTTGCATGGTCGTTCTGACTTAGTTCCCGTTTGTTCCCGTTGTAATCGCCTGTTATGATGCAATTCCACGTATGTTCGTAGAACTTGTATTTGATATTCTCAACCGCCTTCTGAATTGAACCGCTTTCGATTGTTTCTTCCATGAAGATGTGACAATGCCAACCGTCCTTATCTTGCCATACATGAGAGTAAATAAACGCGAAAGGCTCGATGTTAAAGTCCATTGATATAATCAACTCACGTTCGGGTAAGTGATAACACGGTTTGATGTGATGGTCTTTGAAATTGTATGCAAACTGATTCTTAACCTCTATCGCCTCCCAATCGCCCTCAACAAACCTTTGGTAATCCGTTGGCATCATATTGGCCTTAAGGCTTTCCAAATAGCTTGCAGGAATGAAAGGGTTATCGGTAATCTTAGCTTGAATGTAAGCCCATTTCTCAGGTAATGAACCGTCAACCCACCTATCATAAAACTTTGCCTTTACCCAATTATGGGTGGGGTTACATGTAGCCAATATAACGGAAGGAACATCCCCAGCCTTTAGCCATGTACCAGAACGTTCAATCAGTTTGTAGAAAGTCGCCTCTTGAAGTTCGTTTATTTCTTCCGCGCCTGCTCCGTTGATTTCAAGCCCTCTAAAGCGGTTCAGTTCCTTATCGGTATCAAACGATTCAGCCATGAAGATAATCTGTGACTGATTCCTGAAAGTGACCGTGTACGTGTCTCTATTGAAGTCCTGAACGTACTTGTCCAATCCTTCTGATAGTAACGCTGCAAAGGAAACTAATGTCGTTCGCTTTAACGTTGGAAGTGATTCACGAACGATAACCCAGCGTGAACCAGCGTATGTTGAGGCCAAGTAACAGAACGTGGTTAGTAGCCAATATGTTTTTCCGCCTCAAGGTTTCGCCCCCGCCTCGTTAGATTTGGGGGCTAATACCGTATAGCACCACCGTACAAGACTACATCCTTCTTGCCCGATGTTGCTAATTCAAATGCTTCACTTTGCTTTGGGCTTAACTCCACTATTCAGCTTTAAAATGAATGGTTCATTATCTTCCGTGGACAATTCTGTTTTTTGCTTTGGCAAACCCCAATCGTAAGACATGAGAAGTTTAGCGGCTGCAAGTTGGTCGGATTCCTTTTCGGCTGTTCTCATAATGCTTACAACCTTTTCAATTGTTTCCTCCCGATACGGGGAAAGCATATCCCTAAGTCTATCTTCGTCTGCTTTAGACTTTCTACCAGCCCCTTCGCGCTTACCACCTCTAGGCATTGATTTCGTTTTGAATAATCAACTAAAACTTTAGTTACAAAACTAACAATTTAGTTTGAACATCAAAGATACAAAAAAAGCCCCGAATTAACGAGGCTGTCGCTTGCTGCACCATTCTGTCTTGACAAGCGTTGATTGTGAGGTTTTGGTCAACGGTAAGCCTCTCCACCGTTTTAATTAATTGTTTAATCCGTATTTTGATACGATATGTTCAATAATTTTTTTTTCAGAATCTCCGCAAGTAAACCCTTCAAATGAAAGTCTATTACTAATTCTTTTGTCGTAAACGCTTGACCATTCAACTTTGTAAGTAACCCCGTTAATATTGTAGTCATAAGTTCCGTGTGCTTTACCTATTACATTAGGCTTCTTTTGAACGTCTATTACTTTGGTAAAGTTTGACTTTACGAAATCTATTTTTTGTTTAGTTCCGTTGTATTCAATCGTCTTTTTCATCGTTTTGTTCTTTTGTGTTTTGATGAATCAAAGTAAAGCATAAGATTCCGAACCACCAAATTTATTTTTGACAACTTGACATAAACAACATTAAAACGATTGTTTAGCTAGGCGTTAGGCTTCATTGTTAATCCACTTTATAATTCTACGCAAGAATATTATTTTATCACTCCTGTAAGGTGTCATTGTCTTACCAAGTTTAGTGTTTGTCTCCTGTTTTAATTCGCTTTTAGCCCAATTAAGTAAGTCAAGCCTGTTTTTCTGAAACAACGAAAGCCTAACATGGTATAAAATCAATAACTTATCTATTGCTTCATCCTTACTTATGTCGTCTCTGATTAGGTCTGTTACTATATCAAATATTTCATCTTCCACATCACTACTGTTTTTATACTTTCTCAATAAACAATCTCACCATTATCGCTCAGAATCTTCTTTGCCTGTTTCAATTCGTACATCGTTGGAGAATAGTTGAAGATTATCCTGTCGTACTTGTTGGGTATGTACCTAGTGAACTCAATGAATGTTTCGTGGAATATGTGGTGTTTGTAGCTGAAACCTTGATTCTTTGGAGTTCTGTACTTGTCCAGCTTTACGGGGTCAGGGTCAACGGCCGTCTTATTCCCTTCAATCTTATCAAAATCATCGGCCATGTAGCCCACTTGTAGCGTTTCCTTCATATCGTCATTGAATAAATCATCCCAAATGTAGTTAACCAAAGTAAGAAAACAAAGGGATAAGCGTATTTCTTAGCCGTTAGCGTTCCTTTCTTTGCTCTGTGGTTGCATAGGGTTACTGTCATTGTTTCTGGGGTTTAGGTTTAATAAACGGCTGCCAATGCGTTACCTCGTACTCGTCATCTATGTGACCATCTCCATCTATTTCATTATAGCAGTTAGCCCAAAACCAACCCCCATTGTCTACATAAGTACGTAAGAACAACTGAGGTTTTTTATATCCCTCTACCCATGCCCACACTTGTTTGTCAAGCTCGGGTAATATTTCCTCAACGCTTATCCTTTCCGATTCCCGAAGTTGGTTGTCTTTCTGAAATGAGTTAATTTCCTTTTCGCTTTCGTTAAGCAACTCTTCAAGGTCATCTTTGGTCAATTCATAAACACCATCTTCTTCATCCTCACGCATCATTTCGGATAGTAGCTCCTTTTGGTTTTCCTTTGACGGCTTAACGCATAACCCGCAAGTTTGACTAAGGTCTTTCGTCTTGGAGAGTTCAACTGATTCACCGTGAAACTCATCGTACTTACCCCTCCTATAAGCCTCCTCAATATTCTCCCGTTCCGTTTCGAGTAGTTCGGTTGCTTGGTCGATTCGTTTTTTGATTTCACGAACCTCTCTTGTTGCTCTTTTTACGTCATCGACGTGATAAGCTCTGTGGTCTTCAAGAACTCCAAGTGGGTTTTGAAGTTCCTTGTTCCATTGCTCAATCAGTAGTTGCATTGCCGTCTTTTTCATCTCTCTTAATTAGTGTGCTATACCGCACGATTTCACTTTTAGTGTTTCACTTTTTGCGTTATGTTGCACAACCTGTACTATGAAACAGTGAAACGATTTCATAGTAAGCCGTTGTGCTACTCTGCATTAACAACATCATCAAACGCTTTACATTTGCCTGTCAATTCCATATCAATCTTCTTTTGGGTTTCCTTCAATTAGAGTTTTCGCTATGATGTTTGACAGCTCTGATGCGGTTCTCTTTGTCAAGTGCATTTCAACACGACCATCTTCATTAATGCGGCAAAAAGCAACATCGGTTTCCATTATCACATAAACTCCTTTCTCTGATTGCCTTGAGTTAATGGTCATTTTTTCAGACGATTTTACACTCCAAAATAACTCTTCTTTGCTCATTTCAACCCTATCATCCTCCAACTCTCGCGCTTCTTCTTCACTCATGCGGAGCTTCTTGATAAATTCGTGAACTGATATTTCTTCGGGCGTGGCGTGGCGTATATCATGCAAGAAATCCCAAGTACCGTCTTCATACTCAACAATAGGGTTGTTTCTTTTCATGCTAATAGCGGCTATTTTATCAACATGACCAGCCGTGTTTTTGGAATACTCGCCAATCCGAAACTCCGGCGGAAATAGTTCGTTTAGGATTTCTTCCTTAACGGCTTTAGTGTACTTTAGCTTATTCAGCACCCGTTCAAATTCTTCTTTTGTTACTTTCTTTTCCATGTCGTTTGTTTTTGTTTCCTCAAATCTATAAAACTATTTTGATTCCGCAAAGGATTTAATAGTTATCTCTTAAAAAAACCATCCTTTCGTCCTTGACCTTTAGCTTATCGGTAACTTCCCTGTAAGAATGTATCGCGGTTGTGTGATGCACTCCTACTACGTTTCCAACGTCTTGCCATGTCATGTAGTTGAACCGTTCTTTTACCTTGAAAACCACAAACTGACGCGCTATTACTGTTTCACGCTTTCGGCTACGTCCTTTGATTTCTTCGATGGTAACGCCTGTAATTCCAGCAACCCTTTCTAAGATTGATTCAATTTCGCTTTCAGGTTCTTTCAGTATTTCTTTGGTAATCATTCCGACCGTGATTAGAGTACACGTAATTGCTAGATAAATCATTTTCTTCTGTCTTTTCCTTTTACGCCAATCAAATTGAACATTTCGTATATTCTGGATTCGATTCTCGCTCCGTACTTTTTGCCTATCATTTCAGCGTTTAAGTTAGTAGTCGCAAAAGTCAAATATCCTTTGTCTGTGAATAGCTGATGTCTTTGAGTAAGCGTGTCAATCCCTACATTTATTTCCGTTCCATAACGTTTGATTGAAGTGTGCTCTTCGCCTAGATCATCTATTCCGAACATCTTTGATTTCAACGCAGATTGTAATTGAAACACATCTCCATCGTTTGGGTCTAGTTGATAAAGTCGTTCCATTTCAAAACCCGTGTAAATCTTGAACTTGAACCTGTTCGAGTATCCAAGCATCAAACTAAGTGCTTTCAGATACACGGTTTTACCAGTACCTGTTGAACCCATAAACAATATGCCCTTAGAAGTGTCTCCGCTGAATTTTTCAGATTGTATGCAGTAGTTAACTAAATCGTCTGTTATTTCTGTTTCCTTCCATGTTGGAACGATTGATTGACAGCATCTCACAAAAGCCTGTTTTGCGCCTAAAAATTTTTCATCATCAAATTTCTTTAACTCAAATTGAGTTTTAGAACCATTGATTTTATCCAAGTATTCTTTTATGTGGCTCATGGGTATTGTACGTTATCAAAATTTTTAAAATCTGTTTCATGTTTGTCCTTTCCGTTCAGGTATGGTAAGGTATTCAATAATGTGCTTTTCCAATTCTTTATCTGTTTTCCATTTCCATTACGCCAACCGTTTGTTTTCCAACTTTGATACTTAGCGTTAATCTGATTTTCAGATACATTAAAGTTCAACTCTGAACATTTATCTAATGCGTACTCTTTAAAATCTTCATACGCTGGTATCTGTTTATTTTCATTGTTTCCATTGTTAGCGTTATTATCATTATTGTTTGTATGCCTCTTGCGTTTCCCTTGCGTTTCCTTTGTGTCGCCCTTGTGTTTCCCTTGCGTAGTATCTAATGTTTCCTCACTTTCCTTTTTACTTTGGTAAGTGTCGTAGTTACAGACAGTTAGGAGCGTAGTTGAATGTTTCCCTTTTCCTATGGTTTCGCGCGTTATCATTCCATCAGATTCTAGCATATCAAAAAAACGTGTCGCTGCTTTTGTTCCGCATCCAAACTCTGACGCCCAAGTTCTAAGGCTTTTTAATGACTGACCTCGTTTGCATTCAACTACCTTGTAACCGATTGCGACCTTGTTATCGCTATGGTTTACCTCAAACAATACCAACAGCCACCATTTGAGTTTAACTGGGTCTGACCAAACCCAATGGTCTTTAATTGAACGGTACAGGCTAATCCAACCTCTACCATAATTTTCTTGATAGTCTTGTACCATTATGATTTGATCAAACTTTCAATTATCGGCCTATTAACCAATTCATCGAAATCACTGAATAAAAGTATTTGATTGTCAGGCGTAGGGTCTTTCTTTGGCCTCTTCGGTGGTTTGTATCCATCGTCCTCATCGTCCGAGAACATCAGACAGGTTTGTTTTAGACCATAGTCTTTGTCTTTTCCAATCTGTTCAGCTATTTTGTCAGGTATTTCACCACTTACAAAACCCCAGTCAATGTAATATTTCAATTTGCATTCCTTGCCTATTGAACAATAGTTTTTCATTGTTTTATCACTCGGATATATTCCGTCTTTTGGAAAATATGCCTTAACACATTTTTCACAGTTTTCAGCATACCAACACATAGCATCTGTGCCGTTGCTGAATGGAGTAAAAACTTTTCCCATCTTAAAAAATTCGGAAGGCTACGCTGCCACACGTAGAATCAGGACAGACAAACAGGTCAAGCCCGTCAACTGATTACTTCCTTCCGATAAAATGTTCTTTATTCATTACCTGTTATTTAGATTCGCTTTTGGCAGTAGCGATAAAACAAAGATACAAAAATATTTGCTTGTTTCGATTATTTTGTTATGCGAAATCAATCGTTTGTTGCTTGACCTTTTCCTTGAAACGTTTTTCAGCCTCTTTCATGTTCAAAATAGCCTGTTTGTAATAGCTGTCTTTTAGCTCTATTCCAATAGCCTTACGACCCATTGAAACAGGGCTGAACACTTCGCTACCAACACCCATAAAAGGAGTTAACACAACCTCGTCAGGATTTGAATACAGTTCAACCAATCTGTCAATAACATCTAACTGCAAAGGGTGTACGTGCTTTTCGTCATCATCTTCTTTGCTATCTCTGAATGGTAGAACGTTGTCGATACGGATATCATCCCAAACGCTTGAAGCGTAACGCTGCCATATGTAGTGATTTAGCTTAGTTACCTTTTCATCTTCGTTCTTTGCGTTCAAGTGTTCCCAAAGTTCTTCCTCGTTAAAGTTCGTTCCGTTGGCATTGTTCCATGCTCGAAGTATGTTTGGAAGGATTGGAATCTCACCAGCATAGTGATTGATTCCGTAAGGGTGTGTTACAGGAACTTTGTTTTCTCCTTTCTTAGTAAACACTAATACATAGTCAGGCATTGCCGTAAAGCATCTCGTAGAATCCTCTACGATGAACTTGTGCATCAACGATTGAACCATTGTACGCATACGAACCTTTAGCGGCTCTTTCCAAATAGTAATACGATTACGATATTCAAAACCATACTTCTCATGTAGTTTAATTACCTCGTGTGGAAAATCCCATAGTCTGCAAGTGTTGTCAAATACGTCTGTAACATGAACCGCGCTAATACGTCCTGATTTAGTTACCCTTGCAATTTCCTTTATCAAGTATTCGTATTGAACCAAAAACTGTTCTTTAGTTTCGCAGTTGCTGAAATCATGTTCGCTGCTTGAATAGTTGTAAAGTCCTGCAAATGGTGGAGAATACACGCTTAGGTCAATGCTTTCATCTTCCAGCGTTGGCATTACTAGCATACAATCGCTATTATACAATGCGTAACGGTCTGTTATCAATTGTTCTTTTACTCTGTTTTCCATGTCGTTTAGTTTAAAAATGTTGGTTTGATTATTTCCTTGTTGAACTCTTTTACCTTGTTTTCAAATGACCTATTCACGTTTTCAGTTAGGTGTTTGTGTAATTCAATAGCCTTTTGTGTTTTCTGTTGTAACGCTTCCAATACCCTAGTTTGACCGTCTGAAATTACCATGTCAATAGTTACGGGCTTCGTTTGCCCGAACCTCCAAAACCTTCTAACGGCCTGATAGTATTGCTCGTAACTCCATGTAGGAAAGAAAACAGAATGATTACAATGCTGCCAATTTAAACCCATTCCCGTCATCTTCGCTTTGGTTATCAATCGTTTAATTTCCTTGTTTGCAAAAGCCTGTAAGATTTCTTCTTTCTTGTCAATGGATTGGCTACCGATTATCTCAACCGCTTCTGAATCCAAACCCTTCAAAATAGAACTTTCGTTATTAGTGTTGCACCAATAAACAGACGTTTTACCATCTGCCAATTCAATAGCCTTTTCACATCGTTTATCCTCTGTCATTTTCTGCTCATGCCTAACCTCTGTCATTGACTTTGCAATAGGTGTAAACATCTGTATTTGACCATCAACATCAATCAGGCTTTGGTTCTTTACCGTGTGCTTATTCACTATCAATTCAGGCAACTTGTAACGCTCGTTTGAAAATCCTAAGTCGGTAGGCATCTTTGCCATAATAGACCATTGATTGACCCATGCAAAAAAGTCTTTTTCCGCGTGTGGTTTCAAATAGAACTTTTCACCTATGTTCCTGTTATTGCTGTCAACGCTGTTCTGATTGTTCTTGAAGAACTTTCCTAGCATATCCATATAACCCATATAACCCAATGCTTCGCTACTTGTACCAAGTTCTATAAAGTCATTTGGGCTTGGCGTTGCCGTGCTTAAAAACCTGTAAGGTATCTTCTTAATGAATGCCGTTATCTGATTCTTTATCTTGCCGTCAAAGTTCTTTAATATCGAACTTTCGTCAAGTATCACACACTCAAAATCTGAATGGTCAAAGTAGTGTAGCCTTTCGTAATTGCAAACAACTATCTTCTTTGTGTGCTTTCCATCCTTTGAGTACTCAACGTCATCAACACCTATCTTTTCAGCTTCCAATATGAACTGAAACGCAACGGCCAAAGGCGTTAAAATCAATACCTTTTTATTGGTATGGTTTACAACGTTCTTAGCGATTGATAATTGAACCAATGTCTTACCTAGTCCAGTATCTAAGAACACCGCTACACGTCCTTTCCGTACCGCTTTTTCGACAACGTACTTTTGAAAGTCAAAAGCAATATCAGGTATAAAATTTGCTTCAAAACCAAACTCACCTATTGAGTGCCGTTTGCTTTCTAAAAAATCCTCGTAGTTCATTTTCTCTGTTGTTTGTTTGTTTTCGCAATATAGTTATTCTTTTGATTTGGCAAACTAGTCGGCTATTCTTCTAATATTGAAATGTAAGAAAGTGTTTTCTTGTCTTTTATCTCAACCAAGTCTTTTACGGTATTAGCACCATGCCTAACAGTTCCCCTGTCTTTCTTCATTATCCTCCCAATTGATTTGTAAACAGCCTCAATATATCCATGTTTTTCTGCAATCATGTAGCACAAAACCTGTCTAGGCAACGCCAATTCTCTAACCCTTTTTCTGGAAAAAATTACTTCGGGTTCAAGGCCAAACTTGTCAATCATTTCGTAAAGGTCTTTACTGATTTCGTCCTTGTTTTCTTTGTAGAATGTTTCAAAATCAAAAGCCTTTCCTGTTTGATGCTCTGCTAGTTTTATATCGGCATACTTTACGGCGACATCTTTAGAGGCGGCTCTGATTCTATCAATGTCATTTTTGTTGATACATCTCTTTTTGTAAACGGATTCAAGTAAAACGTCTAAAGTAGGTCTGCAAAGCGTTTCTAATTTCCGCTTCATGGTTCTAGTTTTGATTTGACGTTGTTTATTATCTTCTCCGTGTAGTCAGTATAGAAGTCATTGAACTCGCTGAACCCCGTTTCGTTCTGTGTGAAGTAAACGTATAGAACACCTCGCAACCTTTGACTTTGACTTTTACCATTAGGAACATCGTCAATAGATAACTTAGCTTGTTGCAGCGTTTCAATCTCTTTAGGCGTTAAGTCGTTAGGTGCTATTCCTATTGAGCATAGCTTATTCATCAATGCGAACAATTCACCGCACTCTGTCGGGCTTAACTCTTGCGTACCTAGTACAACCTTAAGCGTGTTGTCTTTGCGCGTTTGTATCGCTTCTATTTGGCTTTTTAGTTCTATCATTTGTACGTTGCTCTGATTTCATCTTCTCGCTCTGACCTTGCCTGTAAAGCCTTTTTAACTTCTTCGTGTAGTTCCTTCCATTTAGGGTCTTTTTCGTACACAGGACGGAAGTTAGGCTGGTCTATGCGCTTTATTGTCATTTCCTCGCGTAGTGCTGAAGGTATCCGCGTGAATTGTTCTTCTGATAGTTCAGCTATTATCTGAATCTCGCGGAGGTGTTCGAATAGTTCTTTGCTCATTTTATTTGTAATTAAAAACACAACTTAAAACCGTGTTTTAGCTAGGTGGTATAGCACATTGATTTTTACCTATGTATGATATTTCAGTCATTATATTTGTTTTTTGTTGTTAATGTATGATATTTCAGTCATTGGCAACGTGCCATACACGCAACCGTTGTGTTAAACAACCTCGTTAAGTGATTGAATCTTTTCCTTTAGGCTCGCTTCGACATCTTCGCTTATTGAGTAGTGCTGTTTAGCTTTCTCAATAGTGCCGTGAACAACCTCACCTTTGCCGTTTTTCTTACCGTTGATAATCCAATCTACAATAGCCATGAACTCTTTTGAACCGTATTTTACTACGGTCTTTACAGGCTTTGTTATTGGTTCTGACACCTCATCAAACTTAGCGTAAACTCTTTGAACACCGTTCTGTGTAGCCTTTACATGCTTGTCCGTTATTTCCCAATCCCACTTGTTAGGCTGAAACTTATTTGCTTGTTTAACCTTATCGCCTTGCATGTAATATTCATCATTGTTTAGTGTAACGAATAAAGTAGGAACATCGTAAAGTTCTCGGCCAATACCCCACATGAATCCAGCGCGTTTCAAAGCGTCTGAATACTCGCCCTTTTGCGCTTCTGTTTGGCTTTCAGTACCGTTTGACCATTTCCATACCCAGTGACCGTGATCAGAATTAAAAACCCCTATTCCGCATTGCAATATACCTTTTGAATCTCGTTTGTATTCTGTCTGCCAATTCATTTGACCAAATGTTTCGTCAAGCATTGCCATGTCAACACGGGCATCCTTGTAAGCAAGTAAGGTACACCATACTTTTTCACCCGTCTTTTTAATCATTCCTACACGGAAATCAATTTCACTTTTGTTCAGCTTTCTCATTTGTAGTTATTTATTGCTTCGATTATTCTGTCTGATGTTCGCTTTGATACCTCTCCACCGTTGAAATACTTGTAAACGGTTTCAGTAGATTGCCCCGTTATCTTGTGGATTCGATAAGCCGTAAGTCCTTTACGGTTAGCCTCTTCAATTACCTCGTCAAGTTTAGGGTAGTTGATTTGTAGTTTTGTCATGTTGTTTATTTTACGATTCCGTCATTCCAATGTCCGAGATATAGAGTTCCGTGGTTTGGGGCTGCATCGTACGCCCACATCAAATCAAAACCTTTAGTGTTGTAATTTTTTTCTAACAGAACTATGTTTTCGTATTCACTAGGATGAGCTTCATTTTTTTCCCAATCGTTACCAAATAAGCACGATTTCACAAACTCAATCGGCTTTTTCTCTTCTTGTTTTACTTCGGATTGCCCGAAGATGCTTGTCTTTGTCATTTGTTATTGATTTTGATTACTTGTTAAATGTTGTTTTGTAGCTAATCTCGTATTGAATTGTTCCTATGGTCTTTCCCAAGTCAATGATTCTTTCTTGCAGACTTTCAGAAGGAAGTGTTTAGTGTTTCGTAACACTTGATTAGACTATCTCTTTTAGTTTTGAAGTTGTTCAACTCTGCTTTTAACTCGCTTACTGTTAGATTTGTAATAGCTTCCATGTCTGTTGTTTTATTGATTAGTAACTTTCGATGGGTTAAAAGTACATTCTTGTTTTGAATAATCAAAATACTTGGACAAAATTTTTTTAGGAAATCAACGATTTAAGTTCAAACTCGATGAACTCTTCGCCCTTTGAAACGTCAACCTTTTCGATAACCATCTTGTAAATATGGCGGTCATTGAATCCGTAACGTTTCTGCAAACAGTCAACAAATGGCTTAACGGGATTGTCAATGTCTGCGTTCTTTGAGGATAGACCAAAACGAAGAAAGAGGCTTAATTTGCCTCCTTCAACGTTCATCGGTTTAAGATTTAACAGTATTTCCTTTTCGTATTGTTTGTATGCTTTGGTTTTAAACCGCTTGCCCTGCCATACTTGGTTAACCGATAACGGTTTGACTTTGACTATCAAAATGGTAATTAGAACGGTAAAGAATCTAAATCTTTGGGTTCATCAATAGCTGGTTGCGCCTGTTTTCTTGCCTCGTTAGCAATAACCGCGTTACCATCCTGTTCAGCGTCAACCTTCCAACCGTTCAAGTTAGCGTAGAATTTCCCCTTGTACTCCGACCCTTGAAGGTTATAATG